AGAGCCGACAGCTCGCTATACGACCGGATCAAGAAGTCGCGGTTGGTCATGTCAATGCCCGTGAACCGATCGTTCCAGATCGATCCGATAACCTCTTCAACAAACCCGTACCAGGCCGGGTCGAGAACGCCACGAAGCACGTTTAATAGTCTATCCTTTAATTCCGCCTCCACTTTTACCGTAGCCTGATTCAACTCCAGCAACGACCGGATAAAGTTGTCGACCGTATCGGTTAGAGATCGAACGTTTCCGGTCTGATCGAGGAACGTAATCACCCTTCTCGTGAACGTCTCAGCAGAGTAGGTAGAGGGCGGGAGGTAAACCGTGGCGGGTACGCTGGCAACCCGGCTCACGTCTACCGTGCCGGCTCCGGCTGGCAGAGCCACCCGACCCCGAACGATACTTCGTAGCTCAACCCTCTCCGTCCCATACACGAAGTAGTAAAGCTCGGGGGCCGTCAACGACTCATAACGCCACTTGTCCCCGCTGACTCGAGCCAGCCTCCCCACCTCGCACTTCCCCACCTCGCACTTCGTATCCGCCCCTTCACCACACTCCGCTCCGATCATCACGCAGTTCTCGTATCCGCCCTTCACCGGAGCACCGTGACCGTAAACTAATAGGTCCTGGGGGAGAAGGACGGGGGGAACATGGACATGCGAAATGGATTTGTACGTATAGCCGTCAACACTCCGGGTACCATACAACCCCTCGATCTGTTCGTTCCGGCCGGAGTTTATGCGCTCATCCAACCCGTCCGTGAACTGTATACGTCCGAGGCGGTGAGAAAAGATCTTCGTCGTTTGACGGTTCTCGAACTCGAAGACAACCCGGCCCCGGCCATACGTAAACGCGGATGATACCTGCCGTCTCGCTCTATTCCTGTCCCAGGTACTATTAGACAACACGATATATCTCCTCATACGTGTAGGTCAATGTGCTATAATCGACAACCGATGTCAAGGATACGATTGCTCGGTACAGTCTGAAGCCCGATGTTGAGTCCGGGACCCGTAACGGTTCGGTTGAAGTCTTATCCACAACCTGAACGTAGTCGTAACTACAGGTTCCGGTCTGTTCGTCCCCTGTCCCCAGGAACCTGCCACAGATTTCATCGGTCCCCCCAGTGATCTCGGGGTCCAACGCCATCTGCTTAATATCCAGAACGGGGATGTCGACAACGAAATCGAGGCCGAGTATCTCCCGTAGTACGCTGGTCCCGGCCAAATCGTTGCCGAGCCCGATGGCGGACGGATATATCAGACCGACCAGTAATGTCTTTACCTGATCGGCTAGGGTATCCGTAAACGTGGTGGTTACCCGAGGGTCCCAAAGGACGCTGACCACCGCTTCGACCGGGACGACTGTTGGCGGAGCGAGATACACTTTAACATCCAGCGGTACCCGGTCCCGTAACGACGTTAACAGTAGAGACTGTGTCGGCCCAGACAACTCACTGCCGTCATCACCACCCGCCACAATGAATACGCCACGAGAGTCTTCGCCAAACCTCTCCTCGTAAGACATTACCTTTACCAGTGACGCTTCTGGTGCGATGGCCGAAACCTCCGACTCGAAATCGTTTCGGGACGTGAGGTTTCTCCGTCCGAACAGTTCAAACGCCCGGATCTTCATCTCGTCAACGGTCTCGAGATCCGTTCCTCCTGCGGCCGGCTCGTTGTTGTTCAGGATGTCCAGGCCGAGGAAATTTCTTTCGATCCGACCAATGCTGCCCGCTGGCACGTTATATACACTCCCCCACCTCTCCGACTGAACAATACCAACAGCACTACTTTCCGTGATCCGGACCTGATCGAATAGGACGAAAACTTGACCGGTGTTCGCGTACACTTTCGTGCCGGCAGGGATTGTCACAGGGCGTGTATACCCGGGCACCCGGAAAAACGTCACTTCGACCTGTGCCCTGGACCCGATACGACGCTGAATACCTAAGCTCCTCAACCACTGAATCGTCACGGCCTCCGGCAACGAGTTCAGGTAATAAAGTAACTCCGCTTGGGCGAATCCCTGACCCTCGCTAATAGCCGCTAACGGGGACGCCGGAGTGAAGTCGGTTAACTGGCCCCCCGACTCAATATGAATCCGGCTCTGTATCGCCCGAACGATATCGTTGACGTTCCGGCTATCAAGCTGGAGAGGTAGTAAAGGGCCGAAGATTTCTGTTGCCATGGGGTGTTAGAACGTGCTGGTGCGAGTGCGGGAGGAATACGGGAGTCCGGAGTCGGAGTTCTCCCCCTCGTAATCCGGTATCAACAATGTGTCGATAAAATCTCCATTAGAATCCGTAGCCGGATCGTATACGGTGTATCCGTTTATCCCCACAACGATCTTAGTCAAGTCGACACTATACATGGCCTGATCCGCTTTGCTCATCACCCCCAGTCCGCTAAGGTCCTTAGCGGTGTTTATGGTGCCGAGTCCGGAAATAGCCCTGGAAACCCCCCTGATGTCGTTAATATCTGCCAACGATACCAACGCCGCCAGACCCGGCCGCAGCAAGTCGTCTAACGGCTGAAGGGTCGCATAGCCCTTATACCCCTCAATCAACGACGTAACAAACGACCCGGGCAAGTTGTTACCGGTACTTCCCACACCTGGGTACGCCGTACCGCCGTAGTACTGATCGGGGGTAAGGTATCCTGTTGTGAACGCGACACCGTTTGAATCGCTGTCAAGAGATACGTTGTCGTTTAGGTCGATCAACGTGCCCGCTGGAAGTTTGTCCAGTTTCCCGTAGACCATATTTGCGGAGAGGCGGGAGAACAGCTCGAGGTCGGGAACCTTAGCAATCAGATCATCCTTCACCCGCTGAACGTTCACCGGCGCGTTAATATATTCAAGTACATCGGTAATAGACGATTCGTAGGTGGCGATCTGGTCGAAGCCGGCCAGCAGGTCGAGGTAAAGGCGTTTAGACACACCGGCCACGGTCTGATCTCCACTATCAACATACCGGGTAAACTCCTCCCCCTTCCCGTACTCCGACACCAAAGCTTCCGTAAAGTCCTCGACACTCAGTGAGTTGCTCAGGACCTCAGACGGAGGCATGTTCCCCAACGACCTCGTGGCCAGTTGTCTCCCGACCTGATTCGCTACCTCCGGGTACCGGGTTGGTGAACCGTAGGCGACAGAAGCCAATCCGGATATGGTCGACCAGGAGTCGGTAAGATACGTCGACACTTTTAAAGTCACTCGCTCGCTCTACCTTGCTTTCAACGTTGAAAGCAGGATAGAGGAGTACGTATCGGTTAATGGAAGCTACAGTACAGACACTGACGACATCGTTACCGGGCGAAGAACCGTTCATTGGCGATGGGTCGGACGGTGAGTTAATCACAAATACTGCTGACGGGCGGCTGTGGTGTGCGGATGTCACCGGAAACCCGATCGAACTCGGCGGAGCGTGCGTCAACCGCCCGATCAACAGCAATCTGTTTGCGGGAAACTACCTCGATCTCGATGTTACGAATCCGGACAACCTTCCTGTGCCCGTACCCGATCCGAACAACGTGTCGCCCGGATTCTACCGAGAGATGCGTATACTTCTCCGGTTCGTAGGCACCCCCCTGCAAACCTTTACAACGTATTTCGATTACGATGTGGATTGGGGCGCAGGAGCCGACCCCAGCACGTATGCGGTAACTGGTTCACTCGTCCTGATTGAGTTGTGTGCGTTTGGCCCGTCACCCAAGTGGTTAGGAAGGGTCGTGTGGTACCGGACCCCGTAATCGTATTACCCCTTCGCCGATTTTCGTTGAAAGCGATATAGAAGAGCAATTATTTTCTCTGTGGAAAAGATCGTATTTAGTAACGGAAAGGCAGTATCCAGTGCTTACCTGGACGAAATCCAAAAAGCTTCGAAATTCACCGGAGACACCCGGACCGACTATTACGCCGATCCGACACCGGGGGACGAAGCCGGTTGGGATATCAGCCAGCGAGACAGTATCAAAGATTGGGAGATTGCCGACCCAAGGGTTGATGGCGAGACCGGGATTGGCCGCCTAGCTCACGACGGCATTGTGTTGGGTTGGGACGAGACCCTAACCGAGCCGGTTGTAGGTGTACCAGCTACTCGGCCTGCCGGAGCCGGCGGCATTGGAGTGACTGTCGAAGCCGGCAGCGTAGTTGGTCGGGACGGCAGCCCGGTATCCTGGCCCAGGCAACTCGTCCAGATCCTCGGCGGAGCGAACACCGTCTCGTATCTCTACGTACTCGATGACGGAACAGACCCCGTCACCGTATCGGTCGGCAACTCTCTGCCCAGTGTCACCACGGCCCACATCCCCCTGGCGAAAGTCACCCTGAACTCTACCGGTGACAGCCTAGCTACCGACCCGCTAAGCGGGGAGGTTGTCGGCACGGGCTACGTCGACCTCCGCCCCAACACGTTCGTCGGTAACCTCAACACGTATCCGCAGAACTTAACCAATACGTCCATTAAATCGGTCGACTACACCGCTGTTGCTTGGGATCGGGTGATCGCCGACACGAGTAACGGTAGCATTATTGTCACGCTGCCCGAATCCCCTAACGATTCCGACCGCATAGCCGTTGTCGACATCAGCGGGACATTTGATCAATTCCCGCTAATCATCCGCACGAATCCGGTTACCACCGAGCTGCTGAATAATTCCTCCGACGACTGGATTGTCAACATACGCGACGCGCATCTCGAGCTATTTTTCCACGCTGCGACGGGCCAGTGGAAATTCGAAGAGGCGCCCGGCTCCGAGTGCAATCCGGTCCTCGGCTCATTCTTGTCCTGTGGCGGTCGTGAGTTTATCGGTGACCGCGCAGCAACTGAGTGTCCGGACGGAGCGTTACTGCCGGCAGTATACCCAAATCCCAGCACGGGAGCGTTTAGTTTCGAGCCTTCTCAAGCCGACCCCACTCTCGGTAAGTGCTACCGGGTGTATAATAGTCTCGTTGCGTTGTACGCGAATGGGACCGGCGGCCTAATCTCCGTCCCCAACGCCCCCCGATGCGACCGTACTGGTCAAATCGGGTCGTCTACCGTCACCCGAAACACAATCTTTGTCGACCCGACCATCGGTGATGACACCATCGGCAACTTGGGGATAGATCCTAGCCGTCCCTTCCGAACCCTAGAACGCGCACTGATCGAAGCGGTACGGGAATCTCGCCGGTCCGGTTTGGCTAACGACCGCTACGACCGGGTGATGATCGAGCTGGCACCCGGCGACTACTACGTGGATAACAGCCCTGGGTCCTTCGGCACATTGTCCATTACGGACGAAACCGGACTCGTTCAAAAAACAGATACGACTCACGTCATCAGCAATGTGATGACCGGGGACAGGGTCATTCACCTGTCGATTGATGTTGGCGACCCTGTCTCCACCCAGCCCCCCACCTCATTTAACCTTGGCCGAGTCCTGTACTCTGAATCCGGCGGCATCGGAAACATCTCCCGGATCGAGAAGGAATCCCCCTCCAGCTCAAACTGGGTTATCACTCTGGAGTATGTTAACGGCCTGTTTAACGTAAACGACAAACTGTTCTACGACAACCTATCTGTTGTCAACCCGCAAACCGGTGGCCTGATCGTCCCCAGAGGTATCAGTATTGACGGCACCGACCTCCGTAAGGTACGTCTCCGTCCCATGTACGTGCCGAGTCTTACTCCGGTACAAAATGACCCTCAGACCGAACGTACCGCGATCCTGAAGGTGACTGGTGGCACCTACGTATCCCTCCTGACTTTTACCGACAACCCACAGTACTCCCGAAGCCATAACGCCGTAACATCAATCGCTTTCGCATCACAGGCGGAGATTAACGGACAGGAGGGATCGGAAACCTCCTACTATAGCCGTATCAACAATCTGTTCCGGGACGTAGACGGGTGGGGTTCTGACGGCCTAGAGGCTATCCCAGCCGAAACCACCATTGTCGCCCCTATCGCCACAACAAAAGAAAACCGGTCGCAGGATATTGAAGAGAACCAAACTGGTCTGCTAGTCTCCGGCGGTGACAGCCGACCCAATGCCCCCATCTCTTACCCTGGCGCGACCCGAATCCGCGACACGGATGGGGAGATTCTCCCCCTACCGGATATCAACAGTACCCGGTCCAGCTCCCCCTACGTATTCAACTGCTCCGTCCGGAGCATCTTCGGCCTGAACGGTCTATGGGCTGACGGATCCCGTGTGTCCGGTTTCCGCTCCATGGTGACCGCCAACTTCACTCAAGTATCCCTCCAGACCGACCCGAACTGCTTCACGCCAACCACTTACTTCCAGGATCCCCCGATCAACAAAGAGGATGGTACGGGTAAGCAGTACAAGACCTGTACTACCGACTACATGAAGTACAGGCATTTCGGTATGCGTGGCAGTAACGACTCGGTAATACAAATCGTCTCCGTGTTTGTAATCGGAAACTCCGATCACTTTATCTCGGAATCCGGTGCAGACTTGTCAATCACCAACTCCTGTAGCGATTTCGGCGACATCTCCCTTCGCGGTATTGGATATAAGGCTAGGTCGTTCAGCCAGGACGAGGCTACAACTTCACCCGGATACAACGGAACTCGAATTACCGAGATCATCCCGCCACTTCCACTGTCTTATAACATCCTTCCGGACGGTCGCCCTGCTACCCTAGAGAACACCGAGATCAATACCAGTCTGACTATAGACTACGGTAAGACGTTAGCGTATATCCTTAACAACCGGACGGTTGACAACAAACCCCCATCCACAATCCGTGTCTACGTCCAAAATTCTAACTCTTCCTCTCCCTTCAGCCTATCAAATCCCCCCTCCGCCTCTAACATCGCATTTGGTCAATTCTCCTACACAAACAAGCTGTCTGAGAGTTCCTGGGAACTAGCTGGAGGACCGTCACAAGCCAACCGTAAACGGATCTATGTCAGCGGATTTGACGAAGACGGAAACTCAATCCTGTATGCGGGAAGTCTAAAGGACCCTGACCCTAGCACCACCGGATTCAGCGCACTTGACGACCGGTCAAAAATCTTTGTGTGGGATGAAGATCCTGCAGATATTGATGAAAACGGTGATCCGTTGGAGGTTGGTCCGAGTACCTGGTACGTGCCTGTCACCACCAGCACGATTCTAGAAGAGAACGAAGACCTTGATAACGACGGCTATCTTCTAAAACGTCTCGACTACGCGTTCCGTTTTAAGCTGGAACCGGGGGTAGGAGGGACTCCCCTAGTATATGAGTCTCTTGACTTTATGTTTGACCGTTCAGCGGTAAAGATCATCCGGGCGACGGACAAGCGTAAAGCGGATGAGCGAGTGTATCGTGTAGTCCTCGACGGCTTCTTGAAAGACAGGGGTATTAGGCGTCCTCAACCCTACTACGTCATGGAGAAACAGGTTGGAGTCCCAGGATACCCGTTGAATGACTCCAACGAACTGCGTCTTGACCCCCTAACTCTCACCCAAATCCGCACATACGATGAGGTGTTTAGGCCTGGCAAGGTAGACGTTCAGTACCCTGGTCAATACGTAACCTACCTGACTCAGGGATCAAAAGCCCGGGAAGTGTTCACGGGGGACATTTATCCGAAAGTAAATAACGACTACCCTGAGCTAACCGAAGACCCCTCCAACAGCGCTACGAAATTAGCTCTGGAGGCGATGCTGGAGCGTCCGGGAGTGTACTACACACCCTCTCTTGGTCCTTCAGTCACTCCCATCACGGTCAAGACGTCGGCTGATGCTAGTGCGACGGGTTTCCGTATCGGCCTCCGCCGCCCGTCCGTAATCCGTGCCTCCGGCCATACCTGGGAATGGACGGGCTACCTGAACTACGACACAGCGTTCCCAACATTCCAAGGCGACCCGCTCGAGCAAGATTTCGCTCTAGGAAAGATTATCGTTGAGGAAAACGGTGGTCGTGTGTACGCTACCGGCATGAACGAGGAAGGAAGCTACTACCTCGGGACGACGGTCTTCGACTTACGCTCCGGTGAACAGTTTGCTATTCCTCTGGCGGCTGAAGGCGAGCCGGGTAACATCACCAACCAGATCCTGAATAACGTTATCGTCCGTAACACCCTACTCATGCAGGACGGTTCCAGTCTGGTCATGGGACGGGACACCACGTTGTTCTTCAGCAACGATACGGTGTTTAAGTCGTTGACGACGGGAGATATTGTCGCGTCGGCTAATCCGCCCCTCGTCTACGCCACGACATCTCGAGCGGGCATTGTTCAACTCGCCGACCGGTCTATGATTCGCGGTGCGTTGGGTGCCAGATCGACTGGAGTTAGCGATAAGGTGGCCGTTACCGCCCTCAACCTCGCCGAAGAACTCAACCTCCGTATCAATAACGCGTTTGCGCAAGGGTCCGGTATTATCGTTACCACGCAGCAAGTCGAGGCGCCGGGAGGAGATCCTGGTGATCCGTCCGACGACATCCTCCGGTACACGGTTTCCGTCGACCCTAACTACGGCGGTTTCACCCCCGTAGGCGGCATCATTATGTGGTCGGGTACTGTTGCTTCGATTCCGAATACCTGGGCGTTGTGTAATGGACAAACGGTCAACGGCCGTACGACTCCCAACCTAACCAACCGCTTCATCAAGGCGGTAACATCGGGAATCGGTCAATTCGGCGGTCCGACCATCAACGCGACTAGCGACCCTACCGCATTAAACCAGTCGAATATCCCTCGGCACGTCCACGGAGTATTAGGAAATTCTGTTACCAGTATACTCGGTGGTACTAATGGCTCTACCTACAGTAACGTTGTTGTTAACACGGGTGATTCTTGGACTGGTGGTGGCGGAGCTTGTGTAATTGATGGGTACTGCGCCCCAGGTAACGCCAACAGCCTATCAGGTGGAGCCAACCCATCCATCGGCCACAGCCACAGCATTACCAGTGCTGGAACCCTCGAGCCTGCCTGGTACGCCCTGGCGTTCATTATGCGGGTGGCGTGATATAGTGGTGGGACTAGCTCCCACTCACCATGCCCGATACGTTTGATTCATTAGCCGGCAAGAAAATCGTATTTTGCCTCCCTGGAGAACAATACTCCGGGACGTTTCTTACGAACTTTGTCGGCCTGACCACCCTTCTCGTCGCCAAAGACGTCAGGATCATGCTTGCGCAGACAGGGTCGTCGTGCATCCACCGTCTCCGTAACACATGCGGAGGGGGTAATGCGGCCAACGGCCTTTTACAAGTACCGTTTAGCTCAGACGACATCGACTACGACTACATGATGTGGATAGACTCGGACATCGTGTTCACTCGTGACGACTTCGAAAAACTTTTGTCTCTCGATCGGGAGGTGGCTACGGGGTGGTATTATGCCGTGGACGGTAGCCCGGCCTGCGGGTTTATCGACAAGACGCTCAGCCGGTACGGGAAGAAGAAAAAACCCAATCACCCCATCTACGACCCAGATCACATCTACGCCCTACGGTTTGACGACCAGATTGCCGAAAAGACCGAACCGTATAAGGTCGACTGGTGCGGGATGGGGTGGATGCTGATGAAGAGAGGCGTAATGGAACGCATCCAATATCCCTGGTTCGCCCCGAGAAACGTCCGGGTGGCCCCCGACCTTATCGATTCGTTGTCCGAGGATATTTCCTTCCAGCTTAATCTCCGCGAAGCGGGGGTCGACATCTGGATGCATCCGGGAGTGCGGGTAGGACACGAGAAAACCCGGGTGATTTGACATGGACCTAGCCTACGAAACCTTCAAACCGGGCACCATCACGGCCAGTAGCGGTTTTACGAAAACGGTTAATTTCGACCCTGGGTATTCCGGGCCGTTAGTGAGTTGTGTCATGGTAACACGGGGGAACCCCGAACTGGTTAAGAAGTCAATCGGTTACTTTGCCAACCAGAGCTGGAGGAACAAAGAACTGGTAATAGTGACGGACAAGGTTTCGAAAAAGCTAAAAGACGTCCTGGATGCAGAACTGTCTGAGGTAACGTATCGTCTGGTAACCGTACCGTCCGGCCTCACCCTAGGCGACTACAGGAACATTTCCGTATCCAATTCGTCGGGCGAGTACATTTGCCAGTGGGATGACGACGACCTCTACCACCCCGACCGGATCGCCGCATGCATGCGGGTTTTACTGGAATCCGGATCGTCTGCGGTGTTCTTGAGCCGCTGGACGATGATCTGGCCGGCCAAAAGCCTAGCGTGTGTGTCCGAGAGCAGGGTGTGGGAGGGCTCCATGGTCTCCCGTAGGGACGTAGTCCCCGTATACCAATCCCTCAAACGTACAGAAGATACGGAGATGGTCGACATGCTCTGCAAGCACCACCAAATCGCCCTCCTCGACTACCCGAAACTGTACTTCTATACCGTTACCGGCGAGAACACAAACACCGATGACCACTTCACCGGTCTTTTCAACAAAGCGACCTTAACATATACCGACTACGATCTGTTCGTATCGACAATGGAGTCGGAGCTGGAACCATGATAATTTGCCAGTTGGGGGGCAATCCCTGCCGGTCGTGGAAGACCGCCAAACTACAGCAGGAGTTTCCGAGGGCGAAAGTCATCCTGACCGGGGTGGAGAACCTCGACGAGACGCTAAACATGTTGAGGCGGGGGACTAATATTCTCGTCGATACGGAAGCCCTGGACACCCTAGGTAACTTCATCCATACACGGAAGTGGGTAAGGCCTGGAGATCACGTCCTGCTTGTTACCGACAAACACCACGTCCTCAGGGCTTTGGGGCTTGCTAGGGTCGTGTGGGGACCCGACGTTCTCATAACTCCCTGTACCGAGTCTGTAGAGGGGGGCAGAGGACCGGAGACTCTAGCCCACTGTGTAGTTGACTGGTGCCGAGCGATCGTCTGGAAGATGACCGGGCTGACGGTTGTCAGACACCCCGGCCTGAAACTTCTGTACCTGCGTTAATCACCCATGTCAACACGTACGAGACCACCGGCCTGGTGGGGAAAATTCACCAGTAAACTACCGAAGTTCGATCTGCCGGGGCTTACGCCCCGCCACTGGACACGAGAACTGGCGGAAAAATGGGTGGAGCGTATCCCGGCTAAGTGCCCGTTTGAACGAGAGTGGCGGGTTCGTGGCATACTTCTGGTGTATATTCCGCCCCTCTGTCCGCTTAACCCCCTGTCGACACAACTTTATAGCATAAGAGTCAAAGCTCAAGAGTTCTTGTACACTGTCAAAGATGAAACCAAACCCCCCCAGTAATTCTAAAGACAACAACAAAAATTTTGTTGTCTACATGTACGTCAGGACAGATGGAACTCCTTACTATATAGGCAAAGGGAAGCCTAGAAGACCCTATAAAAATCACGGAAGAGCTTGCAGAACTCCTCCCAAAGAAAGAATAATAATTCTTCAAGAAAATTTAGATGAACAAAGGGCATTTGAAATTGAGAGAGAATTGATCTCTAAATATGGAAGGAAAGACTTAGGAACAGGAATTTTATACAATAGAACCGAAGGTGGGGATGGAGTATCTGGGAGAATAGTATCAGATGCTACTAAAGAAAAGATGTCCAAGGCACAAATCGGCAAAAAACCTTCAGAGGAGGCTAAGAAGAAGATGTCCGAAGCCAAATTGGGTAAACCACTTTCAGAAGAGCACAAAAAGAATATTTCCTTAGCTTTTTCAGGAGGTAAACACCCCAACCTAGGAAAAAAGCTTACAATAGAACAAAGAGAGAAAATGTCGGGAGAAAACCACCCAATGTACGGTAAAAAGCATACTAAGGAGTCCATAGAAAAAATGTCGAGATCTCGCCGGGGAAAACCACATTCAGAGGACCATAAAAGAAAAATTTCTGAGGCAAATAGCAAACCTAAGAGCTGGTATCATCCGATTCACGGGCACATATTATCACAATCTTGCTCAGGATTAGTTAAGATGTTTCCAGAGCAAAACCTTAATAGAGGACGTTTAAGTGAAGTTTCCAGGGGAAAATCTTCTCACCACAAGCAGTGGACTCTTCTTTACGGTCCGGGATTTTGGGGGAATACGGACTTTACGGTTCAGTAAAGTTTGGTTATCCGCACGAACCACTAGATACACAGACATTCAGCACGCAGTTGTACAGGATTAGGCTGGAGGCTCAGGAGTACCTCGCCGAGCACGGCGAGGACGGTTGACAAGCCCGATAAGGATCTGTTATATTGGGTGCATGGAGCGGAACCCGCTCCCATATCCAAGGAACAAATCCCCATGGCATCAACCGCAACATTCACCGTAGACGTCCTTAACGTCGGTACTGGCTCACCTGATCTCGCCCCACTTGCTGGCCGAGAATACGACAAGAGCTTTGTCTCTCTACCGAATGCGAATCTTCCGAAGTCCATGCGTATCGGCCTGGATAAGGTCTATATGGCCCTGACCGGGGAAGAGCTGCCTCTCGAGACAAACACCTTCCTTATCAAAGCCGAAGACGGTGTCTACTCCCGCCTGTTCGGCCCGATCCTCAAGGCCGGCTCGGACGACGTCGAAGGCACCCAATCCGGCTCGGCGTATATCCAGTGGGGGGACCGGTACATTCCCGTGTCTCTGGGCAAGGAAGGAGTCACCGTCGACATCAACGGCCAGCCCGTATCTCTCGAAGCCGAATTCTCCGAGTTCAACTTCAGCGGTCGCGGTACCGACCCCTCCCTCATGATCTCGGTCGACGAGGAAGACGGTAGCGGCCAGATCGTCCTGCCTGTCGCCGTTCGGTTTATCGACTGGCAGAACCCGCCCGACACCAAAGCGCTCAACGCGCTGATGAAGAAGGGCAAGGAGGCGGATATCCTGTCCCAGATCCAGCAGGTGGCTGCGAAGGGCACCGGTGGCCGTCAACAAGCCGACCACGATATTGACTTCCGGGACCTGGAAGAGGGCGAGAGCTACACGGTGGTATCGGTTCGCGGAGTAGAAACCCAGTACGGTCAGTCTTTCCGTATCATTCTGGCCGATCACCCAGTCGAGGGTGAGACGGCGGAGTGCTGGGCGCATGCCTCGCTCCGTCCGCTGCTGGCAACTAACCCAGAGATCAGTGTTGACAAGCCGGCCACCATTCACATCAAGGAGAAATCCACGACCAGTGATGGTAAGATCCGAATCCGGTGTTCGATGATCCTCAGCCAACAGGAGGAGGTAAGCGAAGACGCGCTCGATCTGAACTTCTGATCGACTACGTCGATCATGCGGCCGGGGGACACAACGTTCCCCGGCTTTTTCGTTGAAAGCATTATACGAGTAAGCAAGTTACCAAATGTCTGAAGATACCAAAATCCCGTATGGCTGGAGCTCCTTAGACTCCGAATCCGTAACGTACGATTTCGGCGAAGCGAGATTCGGCACGGAACCCAACGACATCCCGGCTAACTACACCGGTACGGATGGCAAGAGCCAAGAGGACGAATACCACAGTGTCGATGTGAGCCCGGATTCCGCTGGTGTGGCCAAGACGGGAGGTGGTGAGAAGTCAAGCTACGGCGGGACGGATGTCTATGAGCCCGAGGCCGGTGATAAGGATCCGGGCGATACCGGCAGCCTCAACCTCCCCGTCGGGCACGTCGTTGTTGAGAACGGCATGGCGTCAAGCCGGAACTACTACCTCGTGCAGGATATCAAAACGGAGAAGTTCTACACGGTGGTGCCTAATTATAAGGAGGGGCAGCAGTATAAGTCGCCAATGAGAAGTGATAGAACATCCGCGTTAGCGGATGCGTATCGGGTGCTCGCCGCGTCTCTGCCCGACTCCGCCCTCGCCCAGCTCCGGCAACGGTTCCCGGAAACCCCGGCCCTGGACAACGTGGGCTGACAGATCGCTGTCAACCGTCCTCCCGTGTTAACATATCAGAACCCCTAATATCTAGCCTCCCGACATTCATGTCCATCCTGTCCCACACCCCGATGCTGTACAAGGCGAAGTCCGGGTACGAGTATCCGGAATTCTTTGAATACTACCAGAGTGCGGTTGCGTCGGTATGGCGGCCGGAGGAGGTCGCGATGGCGTCAGACGTCACCGACTGGAACCAGAACCTCTCGCAAAGCGAGCGCGATTTGATCGCCGGAGTCCTCCGTGGCTTCACCGTAGCTGAGATGGGTATCTCAGAGTACTGGGGAGATACGGTAACCAAACTGTTCAAGAAGCCCGAGATCCTAAGTATGGCTCGAGCCTTTAGCTTCTTCGAACAGATTCACGCTCAGGCGTATAACCATCTGTCCGACACGCTAGGAATTAACGAGTTCGAGGCGTTCTTAGCCGACCCTGCCGCACAGAAGAAAGTCGAAAGATTCTTCACATCGTGTAGTTCGGAGAAAGTATCATTAGCTGTGTTTAGTGGCGGTGGTGAGGGAGTGTCGCTTTTCGCGTCTTTCGCCATCCTGCTAGCGTTCAATAAGACCGGCCGGATGAAGGGTCTGGCCCAGATTATATCATGGTCAGTGAGAGACGAATCGTGTGTTGATGGAGACACCGAATTCCTCACTCCAAAGGGGTGGAAAAAGATGTCGGATTACGTTGAAGGAGACAAGGTAGCCCAGTTTGACCCGGATACCAAAGCTATCTCTTTCGTCGAACCCTACAAATACATTGTCAGTCAGTCAGATGAAATGTATAAGTTGTTCAATGACAAGAGATTTAGTCAATATGTCACACCAGACCACGTAGTTGTGGATTACAAAGAGGGAGACATGGAACTCCGCAAGACTACTGCGGAGAAATGGAGCAAGAGACAGAGTTATATGCCTGTATCAGGGCACCTAAACGCCCGAGAAATCACACCCCTGGACCGTTTCGCCATCGCCCTACAAGCCGATGGATTTATTCGACCTGAACCAAGCAAGAGAGAGGTTAAATTTGCCTTTAAACGGGAGAGAAAAATTGCTCGGTTTAAGGAACTAATGTCCGAGTTAGTAAAAGACTACGGATTTACTTTCTCAGAGCACTCTGTAGATAAACATGGCAAGTCTCACTTTTCCGTAATTATCCCTGACAAATACCTAAACTACCGTACCAAGTTCTTCGACGAACTTTACACATTCGATAACATTCCCAACGGATTTATTGAGGAAGTCCTTCACTGGGACGGCCACAAACCTAATGATACGGACACTATCTACTACTCCTCTAAGGAAAAACGCAACGTCGAATTCGTACAAACCGTGGCAGGTTTGAGCGGATACTGCGGTCACATTTTCACCCAAGATGATACGAGGTGGGGAAAACTTTGTCGACAGTATCGTACCTACCTTAAGAAACGAGACGTTACTTTTGCTCGTCAGACTAAAGTGACAGTGGACAAGCTCGATGAACCGATTAACACTTACTGCTTTCAAGTTCCCACCCAGGCTTTTATGATCCGCCGCGACGGTCTTATCTCAATGACCGGAAACTGCCACAGCAATGGCGGCAGTGCTTTGTTCCGAGAACTCGTAAGGGAGACCGGAATCACTGACAAAGAAATCGCGGAGATCAAGGCCGGCTTCGACTCCATTATCGAGAACGAATACAGCTTCCTAGATAACATCTTCGACACTATAGATAACACCTCTATACCTATCTCTCTCCCCGACCTTAAGTCCTACATCAAGTCCCGGGCTAACGACCGTCTTAAGAATCTCGGTCTGCCTCAACTCTGCTACAGCATGACCGCTGAGGAGATCTCCGCCTCCCGTTCCATCTCCTCCTGGTTCGACCCCATGGTCAAAGGCCAAACCAACACCGACTTCTTCGCCATGAGTAAGGACGGGGGTGGGTATGTCGCCAAACCGACACAAGATTTTCTCAGTGTCGACCTCAGCACACTCGAACTCGAACTCGTGTAGGTCCCATGTTCCCCTATCCCTTCCCAAAACCGTATCGCCAGGAGCCCAACGGCCCCTGGATCGTTCACGGGGAGAGGGGAATCCGGACCTTCGATGACCCCGAGCTCGCCTGGTCAACCTATCACTTCGCCAAACTCTCTTACGAAAAGAACCACAAGGACAATGAAACCGACTAAACGTGTCGATAAAGATGAAAGTTACATGCGGGAGGTGTTCGGCACAGTGTGTCTGATTACCGAAACCGGCCGGGCGGACAGACTACTGGATCTAGGGCATAAGCGCCGGGTTAACAAAGAACGGTTTGTTGACGCACCTCTCGACGCTTGGGACATCTGATGGGTATGGATATCAACATCAATGTGCCGGAGGGTTGGGGTATTTCTGATAGGGGGTTTCTCGTCCACAACGATTCGGAAGAAGCTGAGTCGTTCGAAGAAATTCCCGAACTCGACCCGGAAGATGCCGACAACGAACAGTGGAAAGCGTGGAAAGATTCTCCGTATCAGGTGAGTGATATGGGCAGGGTCAGACGGATTCAGAAGAACGGCGAGGTGAATTACAGGAAACCTAGGTCGGATGACCGGGGGAAATACCGGGTCAACCTAACCTGGCAACGAAACGGCGTCCCGTATCGTGAAGAGCCGTTCCTGCATCAAGCCGTGATGGCCGTATTCGGTCCGGAAAAACCCAGCGGCGAGCACATCGTCGTGTGTCACAAAAAGCCGACAGGCCCTGACGGCAAGCCGGACAACCGCCTTTCTAACCTATACTGGTGTGACCGGAGCCGGAACGTCGAGGACTCCTGGAACGACGGCTTAATGGACTCCGGGGCGAAGTGGAAAGAGGACGGGGAACAATGACGATCCGTCCCCACCCGACCTGATACCGGTCTGAATCTACCCCACCCCGCTACCGGTTACAGACGGCCGGTTGTAACGGATTTCTGCGTCTGAACTTATTAGCTTACCCTCGCCCACTCATGTCCCCCACCCCTCATTTCAATATCGACAATCTACCCACTCACCCCGACTGGCTGAGCGAGGAGGCACAGCAGACACTGTCGAAAGGCTATCTGCTGCCAGGTGAGACGCCACGGGATATGTGGAAACGCTGTGCGTTGACGGCAGAGAAATATCTAAAGTATCCTGGCATCGGCGAGGACATCATGGAGATGTTCTGGCTCGGATATATGGGAGGAGCGACACCAGTCCTGAGTAACTTTGGCACGAATAGGGGTTTACCCGTAAGTTGCTTCGGGCACACGATTTTTGATAGTACGTCGAGTATCTATAGCCACCTGAAAGAGGTAGCGTCACTGAGTAAGTATGGAGGAGGAGTAGGTAGTTACTTTGGCGAACTGCGTCCAGGCGGTTCCCCTATAAGTGGTGGTGGGAAATCCGGATCGATTGTGGACTGGATGCGTTTGTATGACCGGACAGCGGCAACCGTATCCCAGGGTAATACGCGGCGCGGATCATTCGCCCTTTATCTGCCTATCGACCACCCCGATCTAATGGACGCCCTGCGCAGTAAGGACCATAGCCAGGGGGACCCCCGGAACTTTATCGACTCCAATCTAGCCGTTACGATTCGTGACAAGTGGATTATTGACATGATTTTTAATGACCAGGACGGGTCGAAGCAAAAAATCTTCGGAGAGGTATTAAAATCCCGAATGATTTCCGGATCTCCGTATATTATTTTTATCGACAACGCCAACAACCACAGACCTAAATGCTTTGTAGATAGGGCGTTAGAGATTATTCAGAGTCAACTTTGCGCGGAAATTTTTCTACCTTCTGACGAGAATCATACGTTTACATGTCTACTTAGCTCGGCTAATTTAGCTAAGTACGATGAGTGGAAAAACTGGAGAAGTAAGAATACGGGTAAGACAGTACCGGAGTTGGGTATTTACCTGCTGGACGCGGTGGCTGAAGAGTTCATCCATAAGGCCTCCAGGCTACCCTCTATGGGACGAGCTGTAAGGTTTACCAAGAAAGCTCGGGCGTTGGGCCTGGGCACCATGGGTCTCCACGCCCTCTATCAATCCAGGAATCTGCCTTTCGCATCCAAAGCCGCACGTGAGCTGAACATCGAAGTACACAAGTACATTGATGAGATGTCGCTCAAAGCGTCTCAGGACATGGCGAAGGAATACGGTGAGCCGGAGTGGTGCGAAGGACATGGTGTGCGCCATGCGACCCGTCTCGCTATCGCACCGACTAAAACAAACTCGGTTATCTGTGGTGCGGTCAGCGAGGGTATCGAACCGCTAACCGCCAACCTGTTCGTTGCCGGCAACGCGAAAGGTACCTTCGTCCGCCGAAACCCGTATCTCGAGTCTCACCTGACCGCCATCGGCCATAACACCCAGGACGTGTGGGACAGCATTCTGGAGGATAGGGGAAGTGTTCAACATCTCGACTTCCTGAGCCCACGGGCTAAAGAGATTTTCAAAACGGCACGAGAAATCGACCAGTTCGAGATCGTCAAACAAGCGTCGGACCGCCAGCCGCACATCTGTCAAGGACAATCCGTAAACCTGTTCGTGGATCCCGAGGCTGACTCCTCGTACCTGATGCGGCTACACCTCTCGGCCTGGAAGATGGGCTTGAAATCCCTCTACTATCTCAAATCCACTTCGATGCAGGTAAAAAAGTCGGCTAAGTCCACCACGTCCAACGTGGCGACTGTCGTAACCAAGCCGGATTGTCCATGGTGCGTTAAGGCGAAGGAGTTGTTGAGTTCCCACGGCTACGTCATCACCGAGACCGATCGATCCGCCGTGCCCGACGACCAGTGGCCATACGCCACCGTCCCGCAGATCTGGATAAATGGCACGCATGTTGAGGGAGGATACGAAGGCCTATCCAAGCTGCTTCAACCCACCACCGATCCGGAATACTCCGAATGTCTAGCCTGCCAAGGCTAATCCGTGTTAAACTCTAATCGCTAACTTCAACCTCTCGTGATCTCCCCCCTCTTCTACACCGAACCCGGCAACGAATCTCTCGTACCTACCGTATCCCACCCTGGCGAAGACGCCGGGGCGGACATTAAGGTGAATGCGAAGGGGTCGTATGACCGAAACGACGCCATCACCTTTTATCGGGAATTCGAGTCCTGGTCGTTGAAATACGGGACGAGGCTGTACGTAGATGGGGAGGTGTTCACGTCGGAGTCGGAGACAGACTTCCTCAGTATTCTCGATCAATGCGGAGGTGGAGTGCTTCTGTCTCCAGGCGCCACAGTACTGGTCGACAGCGGATTCAAAATCCTGTTGCCTAATTTGTCCGGGCTAGGATCTCCCTGGAACTCCCTGATCTCCGTTTACAAGATCGTATCAAGGTCGGGCTTGGCACACAAGCACGGAGTCGTTGTCACCAACGCACCAGGGATTGTGGACTTTGGGTATCAGGATTGGGTTAAAGTCTCCCTCACTAACCGTGGCGACGACTTCCACGTATTCACCCACGGCGCCCGTATCGCCCAGGGCCTCTGCGAACTGGTAATCGACCAGTCTCGGTCCGAGTCCACTACGAACCCGGGGGTGTTCAGCGTCACCGCCAGGACGACTGGCGGATTCGGATCGACACGGGTGTGAGGAGACAGGCGTTATTTCCCGACCACCGCTCGATCCTGTGTCGTTACTGTGGCGGTCGGGGCTTCGTTCTAATAGATCAGATAGACACGAGAACCCCTGAAAAACAAGTGTATGGCCATTCTGTCGTCGAGTGTAAGTTCTGCGGAGGTCAAGGGATTAAGCCCGTATCAGACCGTCCTAGTTCTTAACTTCGACTACACACCGCTGAACATTGTGGCGGGCAGACGGGCGATTGTGTTGTTGCTGAAGGAACGTGCGGTGGTGGTTTCGGATACCGTGATCCGGCTCCGGACATATATCGCTATGCCGTTAAACCGAACGGCGAAGGAAAAGCCTACAAAAGCAGCGATTTACCGACGTGATAACAACACTTGTCAGTACTGTGGCAGTACGAGAAGTTTGACGATCGATCACCTGGTGCCCAGGTGTAGGGGAGGTGCCGACTCGTGGGAGAACACCCTCCTGGCGTGTAATTCTTGCAATACGAAGAAGGGCAGTAAGAGTTTAGAACAGTCTGGGCTGAAGTTAGCCAGAAAACCTCGACCGCCACTACCGAAGGTGGTGGAAATCGTTCAACGGTCAACCGACCCGGAGTGGTCGAAATACGGATACGGTTAAGGGTAAAGGTTTACTACCGTGTTTTCTTAATGTAGCCAAAAATCGACACGCCCTTAAAGCTTTCAACGGTTTTACGTCTCGAGTGGTTTTTCGGTGAAAGCTAAACAGACGGGTAAAACCCTTAACCCCTACCCCCCACCAACCGTGGTAACCTTCACCTTTAACCAGCTCGAACGATTCGGCGTTCTCGAACGGGCATACGTATATGTTTCTAACGTCGTCAACAAGAATATCCTTGCGCGTAACACACTAAACACCGGCCTCATCGCCGATGTCTTCAAATCCGTTGACGGCTTCTGGCTAAAATACGGGGAGAACAAGTGGTACAGTGAGTCGGAGATCCGGGTGATTATCGGATCGGTTGCTGAATCGCTGCGGGACAACCAGCTTGACGCGAAGGAAGTCCGGGCGATTGTCAACTACGTCGTCGCCAAGTGGAACCCAGAGATCGCTCAATCTAAGGCCAGTATGGACACCGCCGTACTCCTGCCGTCTACCGTCGAAAACAACGCGCTCCGGGCGGTTGAGGTTTTCAATCAGATCGATACGAGTAAGGTGTCTCCGATCGATTTTGTCGCCCTGGGCTCTCGTGCTATCGCTGAAAACCTTCCCGATAACAAAATCGTCAGCGGTGTTATGTCCGCGCTAAACTTCTTCAAGTGATCATGAACACTTTTGATAAGCCGAAAGATTGGGACGTAGCTCCCCAAACCCAATGGGTGTCCGGGACGCCAATTGGACAAAACGAGATTCGTATGCCGGAACTGGGTGATCCGGGAGCGAGTGAGAACGCTTCGTCACCTATGTCGTTTGGGGATGATGATGACGGCCCCAAGATCGAAACCCCGTCCCTGTGGCAAGGCAAAATGGTCAAACAGTGCCCGGCTGGGACTTCTTCAACCGACGGTGTCTGTATGCCCGATGCGAAGTCCGAGGCGAGTCCGGAGGCGAAAGCGAAGGTGGTCTCGAAGCAGTTCAAGCGGGAAGCTACAGAGGGTGCGGATAAACCCAATGCCCGTGACTCGTTCAAACGAGAGCTGCCTCAAGCCCCTAAGGAGGCCGATCCGCAGATCCGTCGCATTGCGAAGGGCGGGTATAAGGCGAGAGGGGGTAATGGGTGATGGTTGAGAAACTCCAGAAACCTATTCGGTTTGATAAAGACGTTGACGTGCTGGTTGTGGCCAGGGACGGTGAGAAGTTCTACGTGTCGGATAAAGATACGTCACTAGACCTTCCCCTTACCGAGATGGGGATTCGCCCTCTACTCGAGTGGGCGATGATCTCCAACTACCCGCTCCGGAAATTTGTCCGCGCACAACGTGTGCTCAGCGCCCGGTACTTCGGCGTATAAGGACCCGGTCCCCCGGGTTTTGTGATAAGATGTGGTCATATCACGAACCCTAATGTATCCCGATCTGAAAGAGTCATGGCTTGAGTCTGAGCTGGACAAGCACCCCGTCCTCCCCCTGGTCGTCATCGACTTCAAAGTGTACGCTCACTTCGTGAACAACTACACGGAGTCGGCAGTAGACATCGTAGGAGACGACGAAACAAAACTCCGGACGGTGATCCGTGCGTTGTGGGCGTACAGACTAAATCGGGGCATCGATAACCTTCCGGTCCGCGACTTCACCGCGATTGTGGTTGACGATCACAAGGCGGAGTTTCCTGATACCGGTGTGTTCGGCTATTGGAGAAGCCAAGAGTGCTTCCTAAGCGGGATGCCGGAATATAAAGGGGGACGTCCACCCAAGCCCTCCCTATTCCACCTCGTCCTGGAGGAAGGCTACAAATATATCAAATCTTCAGGCTCCTCGTTTCATTTCTTCGATAAGAAATACTATGAAGCCGATGATATTGCTGGAAAGATCGCACGGATCCAGCGAACCGACCCGGTTATAGATCGCTACGTCCTGCTGTCAACTGTCGACGGTGACTGGCAAGGCCTTGTATCCGATCAGAACAAGATAATTTGGTGCGGTACAGGCCAGTGGCTACCAAGAATCCGCACAGAATTTGAGGTTTGTGACTATTATCTCCGGAAAGAGAAACTGAATATATCCACGGCAAGAGAGACATATACGGTTAAAGTGGAGGTCGGGGATGCGGGAGACAACCTCCTAGCCGGGACACCGTTAAGGTTCTTCGACCTGTATGACGAGGATGAGGTGTGGGGCTGGACGCCGGAGGAGGATGACACGCTACGTCGGATCATCGCCGACACAACGCCCTCTAACCGCCGCGATCACTTGACAAACGCCGGCAGATTCCTCCGTTCGATTGGCATGTTCGCCCCGGAGATCCCGGCTCCGTCACCCCACGACGTCCTGACGTTCAACGAGAAGGCGGTGAGGGAGAGGCGTGAGGCGATGTATCCGGGCCTCCGGGGTCTCAATAAAAAGTACTGTATGGGTGTTTCGGACCCCGACCGCTTCGACAAGTGTGCTAAGCTCGTGTCGGAGGACAACAAGGCTTTGGAAAGGATCAAGGAGCAGGAGAAACTCAAGAAGTCGGGTGATGACCACTTCGATCCCGGCTTGCTCAAAGCGTTAAAGGATTCCCGTAAGGATTATAAAGCCTCACTGATCCGGTTCTCGGAGGCCAATGGCTGAGAACAAGTCGGATAAGGAGCTGAAGACGACCGGTCCGGCCTACAAGTATGCTCGGATCCTGGCTTCGTTAGAAGGTAACGGCTACTATCTGAAGGTCAACCTGGACTCGAAACTAACCTCGTTTCACGATCTGTACGAACGGTTTACGCCGTCGGGGGTTAACGCGCACCTCGCCCCGAAGGGTATCTCGTACCCGGAATGGTTCGAGTTCCTGGTACCGGCCTCCGAGACCACACTCGAAACGATCCAGAATGAGATATTAGGAGATGGCATGCTCTGCGATGTCGATGCGGATACCCGGGAATTCTCTCTGCCGCTGTTCATCTACAGGTCCGGGCGTTCCAGCGAGGTTACCGATTACGTGTTGGGGGTGGAGAATCTTAAGGCGTTGAGGCATAAGAAGATGGGTGGAGGAACTTATCGTCTTGGTATTGCTCACTCGCCCGACTCAATCCGTGGACATTTCCTGGCCAAAACAGCCAACGACGTCTTCTCCTACGTACCGGAGGTGTCCTGGTTCGATAAAAAGCTACAGGATCTAAAGTTCGAAGACATTATTACGATCTTTCCGCCAGCCGAGGCGGAAATGTTCAAGCTGATCATTGGGCGGGCGTGTGTAGGACGGAGCGGCAGCCTGCATCCCGGGTCGGATGAGATCGTTAAGCACGGGTTCCGTAAAGCCGGGATTATTGTCGGCGAACCGGGAGTCGGTAAAACAACCGTACTGAACGGGTTAATGAAAGCCATGCAGTACTGTGGGTATAATGTTGTTAATATGGGGGATTTTGGCTCGAGATTTAACCAAGGCGCCGTGATAAGTTCCAGCCTGGCGTATAACGACGACCTAACCATGGAGTCGTTGGAGAAGATGTTAAAGGCGCATAGCTTCAAATCCGTAGTCACAGGAGGTACGGAGAAAGTTGAGAACAAGGGAACCGACGCGATCGAAGTCGTGTCGAATACGGTGATCATCGCGAACTGTAACGAGATCCGGTCGGAGATCAGCTACAGCTTGGATTCGGGCGCGATCAGTCGCCTAGCACTTATCTCCACATACCGTGCCTTCGAGCAGGAGGAGATGTCGGAGAAGGCGGGCAGAGACATTCACCCCGTCGCCAACATCAAACACCTCTGTAAGACGTTGAAGGTTGATGAGGTCACCTTATTCATGCGGGTGATGCGTGACTGTACGGACTTTTTCCTGGACAAAATTAATAGCGGGGTGGATGTACATTTCCACAGCGAACAGCTCCTTCCGTATCTTCGTATCCAGATCCACAAAAACGCGCTGGAGTGTTTTATCCGGTTCTGTTTCCTGGCTTACGCGATCCGGGACCAAAAGGGTCAGGGAGACTACCTGCCCGAGTTGACCCTGGGCTCCCTGGCCACGATTCTCGAATCCACCCGATTCCTCATGATCGACATGAAAGCGAACAACCTACGCCGAAACATGAAAGCGCATTGGGAGAACGAGAAACGAGATCAGAACCACCCATATTGGGCACAGAGAAAACTGCTGATCACCAGCATCGACAAGGCGTATGAAAGTTTCAACAACTACAAGACGGATAAAGACCTAGCATTGGCTACGGAGAGCGTATTCAGCGCGTTGACCTTACGGGACGGCTTCTCCATGGGGAAGAAAATGTCACATATTGTCCGGACGTGGGAAATGGTGAGGGGGGAAAAAAACCGTATATATCGGATGGCGAATGAACTAATCGCGTCGGTGACGGATAAAGACGAGCTGGAGTACGTTACGAACAAGGCTAACAGATGTAAATCGGACTGGATTTACAGTGCGACATACGACCCCCAGAAGCTATGAGCACACCTCGCCTCCTCATGCTACTATCCCTACTATGGGCGGGCTACGCCCTTGTCATGGTAAGTATTTTTACCTACGTTACGCTTGATTGACATGTCCCTAGTCTCCGCCACCATCTCCATCGACTCGGAATCCTGGGACCATAAGCCCAGCGCGACACTCCAATACAGGAAAGAGACGGATAAGTACGGCAACCCACGGACCGAGGTTCGGGTGCTTGGGTCGAGGCTGGGGGTGGATACGGCCGAAATGACCCCTAAGCAGCTCGCCCGGGCGGTGATGCGGGGCCAGACCTGGTCACCCTTCGTATTCGGTGTGTGTCCGGACTGGAGACGCAGGAGGAGGGTGGAAGGTTTGTTTGAGAGCTGTCAGGTGTTGGGTGTGGATTACGATGCGGGAGATAGTGTTGAGGAGATTGTGACGGTGGCGAGTCAGCTCGGTGTACACTTTAATATTCTTCATCACTCGTTTTCCAGCACTCCCGAGCATCCCAAACTCCGGGGTATCGTATTCCTGGATGAGAAGATAACGGATCTGACCACAGCCAAGTTGTTGTCAACCGGCCTAGCTTATTCTCTCGGTGGGGATAAATCCTGTGTCGATACCGCCCGGTTGTATTTCGGCTCGAAGCCGGATTGTATTGTTCATCTCGATAATGAAATAGTTACTCCGGTCTCCACATTGCAGTCGCTAGCCGCCTTGGTGAATGCGTCTAATTATGTTGTATCCCGTGAACACGTCCCCAGGGAGCATGATCCGGACTGGGGAGACATTACGGAACAACGAAAAATATGGGCGAAGTTACCAGCGGGCAAGAGAGAGTTCGTCAAGCGGAAGGTGCTAGGTATCCTAAGAGAAATCGAATCGTTCGACGGGTCGGATGGTTCGAGCCGGTACGAGTGCGTCTGGAAACGGACGAGCCGGATCGCCCGGATGCCGGAAACGGTCGGTAACGTTGTGTGTGAATGGGTGATGGAACGGGTCAACAATAATCCGTATTTTGCGGATTGGGACAAGAACCCGGAAGACGTCATTCGTAACGCGATTGCGTGGAGTTTTGAACACTCGGAGCCACCGGTATAAGCTCCCGTTTTCCGTTGAAAGCCTAGTAGATACAGATTTACTCAGGGCTTTTCGTGGCGGATTTCAATCCGATATCAGAGAATTTTAATCCGACTGGCCCGAGTCCGGATGTTTCCTGGCCGGATAGTCTACAGTACGAGACCGGGCTAGTTTCTCCTGGCGGTACGGATGTTCGCGAATTCTTTGAGACCCCCGACACCTCCCCGTATTCCTTTCCCGCCGTCCGTGGCGCAGCGGTATCCGTACAGCAGAGCCTTAGCAACATAACCTTCGTCCCCGGGACGTTTGGTGGGATGTCATCGTCCATCGCCTATATCCGATACTGGTCGAAGAACGGAAGCGGGCAGAAGACGGCGGTGGGCTCGTTCGCTCAAAACGGAACGGTTAACGATTCACAGCAATCGCTACTGAGCGATTTTGTCGCCGTAAGCAAGCTGGATCTAGGTGTAAGTACACAACCGCAGCAGGTAATCGAACCGTCACGAACCTTCCTGACCACGCCGACCAACACCGCGTATCAGAGTCGTCCGAGACAACCCGTACCGGGTACAACCACAGGGCCACGTCCCAGCGGCCCGAACGTCTTCCAGAGACTCGGCTCGGTATTTAGTGCGAATCCGGGGGGCAGTGTAGCTCCGGCCTGGCAGAATCCATTCTTCGCGCCTCCCGCCGCACCGTCTCCCGACGGAGCCGTTTGGCAATTTCTCTTCAATCCGGAGGAGCTACAACTATCCTCCGGGCCGGATTTTAATCGTGCGGAGACCTGGGGCGTATCAGATCGGGCTAATAGCGGCCAGCCGTTGTCCTGGCGCAGTAACAAGAACCGGAAGCTGACATTTGGCAAGGTGTTGTTGCATGGATATACGTTCGGGAAGCGCGTAGATTCTCTGGAGGCCGGTCTGCAGGCGTTGTTTACCGCGAGAGAAGGGGCAGGGTCCGACGGTCCGCCCGTCCTCGAGTTCGTCTGGGGCCAGCGCGTATTCGGCCCCTGTGTCATCCAGAACATTCAGGTACGGGAGAGGGCTTGGGACAAAGGACTGTTGGTGAATGCGGAAGTGTCGTTCGAGCTAGAGCAGGTGCCCGAATGGACGATTAACGACGGGTTTGTTGACGTGCTGAGGCCGGGTAGACAGTCGACGGTCAATGACCCGCTAACGGTTACAAGACGGTCTGGAGAGAATGATGGTGGTGGACAGGACGGTGGTGTTGATCAGCCTCCTCCTAGAACTTCTCCAGATCCCCCCTCACAAATAGGTTTAGACCCCACTCTCTGTAACTTTGCTGTGCAGCAAAGCAAACTATTTCAACAATTTTTTGACCGCGTTAATAATCCCCTAACTGCTGCCGCCTTTGGCGATTATAACTCCATTAGGAAAAATTTTTTCGATTTAAAAAGGAATTTTTACATCGGTTCTTCTGAGATAGGTAAATTTGTAGACTCTAAATTGTCTGGTGGGTGTAAAAATAGTTCGTTTGAATTTACCGTAACTAACCTAGAGAAGTCTGGTGGTAATTTAGCAATTTCTCCCCAGCAAAACGCTGTACAGTTTATGAGGGCTTGTTCTGGTGACACTAAGTCCAGAATCGATGAATGGCAACGAACTTCTCCTAAATGTAAGGCGCAAAGGGTTGCTGGACAACAAGCTAGAATAACAGATCAGTTAAATAAACAATGCGAGCAGATTAAGCCGGGAAGTTCTTGCTCCGGAGTCCCCAACTTGAGTGAGAGAACAATTTCTACTTGCAACTCTGGTAAGACAGTTGTGTGTGTCAGGGGGACTTGGGAATTAAAGTACCCGAGAGGATAAATAAAACATGGCAATATCAAACCTAAACCTTAACGTAACCGCGAATACGGCCAGGGCGCTTGCGGATTTTAATAAATTTTCCCGCTCCCTCGATAACAAATTCCTGGTCAGTGGATTAAAACTCGATGTGGTCCGTAGCGCACTGGGACAGATAAACCGGGACTTTCAACGAGCAATCGGCGAACAAGGCCTGGCCAGTGCCTCATCGCTCCGTGCCGCGCAGAACCAGGCCGCGTTACTCACCCAGACGTTTAAGGGGTTTTCGACTGAGTCCGCTTTAGCGATTACTCAGAACATCGGCACGGCACTGAATAATGTCGCCGTGAAGGCTGGTGGTACGTTTAAGGACGTTCAGAAAACTCTAGCAGCCACCCCATTCATCAGTACGAGGTTGTCGGAAGACATTCGAACTAACCTGGCTAGGGGCATCCTCAGCTTCCAACGAGATCTGAGAAGAGGCGGCCTCGGAGATAACTTCGGCGGTATAGCTCAGCAGTTCCTGTCCGGCGGTGTCACCGGCATGCAGCTCTTGCAGACCGGCGGAGCAATGGAGTCGTTCCTGGGGTCGGAGATTATCAAACGGGCGGGCGGCTCTGGCATGGTTTACGATCCGAAAGCCCGTAGCGAGCTACTGGCCGAAATCGTATCCGATCCGGAGATCCAAAACAAATTAAAAGAACTAGCTAAACGTGCTAGCGGGTTCAAAATCATCCTGGAGGATCTGAATACACAACTCTTCAATACGGAGTCCGGAGTGTTCGGATCGTTACGGAAGGTGATCGATCGGGCGGGTAAGTCGACAACCATGTTCGACGAGGTGTACGCGCTTGTCGATCAGGTCTTCGGCCCGAAAGGGATGTTCCGAGAGATCTTCCAAAGCATCAGGGAGATATTCAAGATCGAAGATCCGATGCGGCCGTTTATCGACGCGATCCAGTTTGTGACAGGTATATTCAAAAGACTAACAGACTACTTCCGTAGCGACCAGTTTAAAGGCATATTGTTTATCGTCGAAGATACGTTTTACCGTGTCCGTGAACTTTTCACGAACATCTACGAGCAGGTAAGCGGTGGAGGGCTTAACGCCAGTCAGATCACCGAGAGTATAAGGGGTATCGGTGAGTCGATACGGGGCTACATTAGAAGGTTTGGTGAGATGATCCGGGGAGAAGACGTCTCGAGAGAAGCCGGATTCGCTGGTGATATAGCGGGTACGTTGCTGGAGGAAATCGGGAAAACGTCCGTCGTCCTGATCAAGGAGCTGTTCATGACGTTGATTAATAAGGTTCCGGAAATCGTGACAGGGATATTGCCCGCTATAAATCGTGGGATTAACGGGGTGTTGACCGAGGCGTTTGGAGAAGTCGGCGCGAAGATGGTTAAGTTTATCGCGGGCTTTTTGCCCGGTCCGGTTGGGGCGATTGCCCGGGCTAGCGCGGTGGGGGATGTGACGGGGGGTGGAGGTAGTGTCGGTAGTATGTTGGCGATGGGTGCCGCTGCTGCGTTGACTCCGGGGTCCGTGTTAGCCGCAAGAAATTTCGGGCAGAGAAATCTAGCCGGTGCCCGTCAGCATATGGGTCAATACGCCCTACCTTTCCGGTACGGCTATGGTAGAGCTATAGGGGCTAGTTTCCCGTTAAACCCCCAGTTGGGTAGAACACAATACGGATTAGCAATAGGTCCCGGTCAATTTACTCCCGGTGCCCCGGGATTTGGCGGATACAGATTCCCCACTGACCCGATGATGGGGCCGAACACTGAGCTGGGCAGGATATCAGCTCGTACATCGGTTCTGGGCGGGACGATTCCCTACGACGTACCCAGCTCCCGCTTGTTTCAAAACCGTCTAGGGCAGATAAATTCCGCCACCAGTATGTTTAATACTCCCGGGTTTAACCCTGGTGGTGTTATTAACCGTCAAACAACTATGTTCCAGCCCCCAACGGCTAGAAAACTATTCCCTAATATTGCTACTGGTAGACCCAGAACCGGGATGTATAATTTCCCGACGGAAGGTCC